GATACGTCCTTGTTGCTTCAGCAAACGCGCCTTGAATCTTGTCAGATAGTGCAATCCTTGGATCAAGCCGTGAGCTTTGAATGGCCGACGCTAGAGGGTACAGACCGTCCAAGGTGAGGATTAGCAAGTCGCCTGCGTATTTGAACATACAACGCTTACCAATAGGCGTGCCGAGCTTCCATACGCCCATCAGCGCCCACGTTGATGCAGAGGCCGGATCAGTACCGCGATAGGCAATGATCTCGCCATTGCTAGTGACAAACACTAGGTTGTCGTCAGCGCCGTAGCCTGCGTCAATTGTCCATGTGCCGATTGAGACAAGATAGCCACCAAACCTAGCAACCGAACTTAAGTCGATCTGCTCAGCCACACCCGCTATTGAGGAAGTCGGCAGATACCATGCGACAAGGGTGTTCTTTTGAATAAACCACACCCTGTTCTTAAACAGCGTCACATCATCAAGCGTCGTGGTAGTCACGCCAGTAATGGCCGGAGATGATGATCCCGTGATTGCAGTCCAAGTCGTGCCGTTGTACAGCAAAGGTGCATCCGTGCCATTAGCGCAGTACATGAACGAGCCGCCAGGCGTGCTGACGTTGACATACTCCCACCGCGAGTTTGTCAGTCCTGAGACAACTGGAGCGCCTACAGCACCACCTGCTGTTACGTTGTAGATTTTCCCGCCCGCTACTGCGAACAGTTTTTCTGACGCGCCGCCTGAGTAGTTGAACAGACTCTCGACTTGCCCTGTGATGCCCGTGGCGTATTGTTGATAACCACCGCGCAGATTAACGCTCGACACAGCGGGAAACATATTGGTCAACTGCACAGCGTCGGTTGCCTCCATGTTGGCAAGCGAATCCCGAGCGTTCCATCCACCAATAGGCGCAGGCAAAGACGCTACCTGCGCGGCGGTCCCTTGAACCATCATCCGGCGGCGTGCGCTTGTTGCCATCAGTTAGTACCGTAGCCCGAGTCAGGAATGTTGTCGTAACCAATCAGGACTGTGCCTGGACGCGGCGCGAGCGACAAGTTGGCAGACGACATATCAAGAGCTTTAGCAGCCTCAAACTCAGTCAGATAGTTACGCATCATTGCTGTGGTATCAAAGCCTTTAGCCTCAAAATACTTTAGCTTGGTAGCGTTGACCATCAACCGATCAGGATAGATGCAAGTGTCGGTGTCAGCAGTAAACGAGTTCTTGACTGTGCCATCAGCAGCAGCCGCCCATCCCTTGCTGCGGTATTCCAAACCAAGATATTCTGCCGTCGACATACCCGGCCATATTTGGAAGTACGCACCAAGCAAACGCCAACGGATACGCGGGCCGGTTGAGATATAGCCTGACAACAGCCATTCCCATTGGTGTGCATCTTCAGGGCCGAGCATTTCCCATTTTTTTGACTTGTCCCACATAGTGCGCGGGACAAGACTTTCGTAGTCCGAGGGGAGCGAATACTTGATTTTCTGAAAGTAGGCAGTCGCGCCTGCGGCGTTTGCAGAGAAGTCCTGATTGACTGTCACTTGCGTAGGTGAGTCTACAGAAACGATATAAGTGTTCTGATTGATGCCTGTGCCTTGAACCTGATACGTCGTATCAAGTCCCGTAGTGGAGGCCATAGTGATCGTGCGGGCTGCTGTCGTCCAAGTGCCGGTGGTCGTAAGATACTGCGTGTAAAAAGAATACTGTTTAGTCAACTCCCGCCAAGCGTGGCGACGCAGGAATTCGTATCCGTTCGCATTCATCAATGCGAGAATTTGGATAACGTCTTGGTTTGTATTGCCTGCTACGCTTGTCGGGGTTGCAACGCCAAGCTCGTTAGTTGTTTGCTGAACTAACTCCAACATTGTCGTCGTTGACATCGTTCTTCCTTGGTCTGCCAGGTTTGCGTTGCTCTAATAGCATCGCCATCTGTGCCTTAAGTTCTGCAAGCTCTAGGCGGGTCTTATCCAACTCGCCACTCGAAACCTTTTGATTTTTATTCAGCAGGTAATTCCGCGCACGTTCGCGCAATCCCACACCGCCCATGCCGATTCGTTGAAGCTGATTATCGCTTGCAGTAGCTACTTGTTCAACCGTCTGAAATTTCAGAATCTGCAACTCAGCCAGTTGGTTGTCGTTCAACTCATCAGGGCGATCTTGAAACCAATCTTTCAGCGGCGTTCCAATAACCGGACCATCACCGCTTTGCATCTGAAAATGCAGCCATTGGCGCGGGAATCGCTCTTTATGGTCATCCCGCACCGGCTGATCAATTACTGTCGTTTTATCGCCTGGCACTACGATCTTGATAAACGGCTTGCCCTTGTAGGGGTCTTTGTCTGACGTATAGAACTCGACATAAAGCTGCGAGTCTGCATTGTTGATATCTGAATCAAGTGCCATTGTTTTCTCCTGTGGGGAAAAATTAAGCGGTAGTGACGGATGCCCAAGTGGTTGCGCTAGTAGCGAAGAACAAAGCGGCTTTGTTGTTTGCCAGGTTCACGCTTGCAGCAGCAGCATTGATGGTTGATCCGGTTGCGGGATAAACGGCAATCGTCTGACCCGAAGCGTTCCAAATACCAACCATAGCGCCCGCTTCAGTCGGGGGCAACTTCACACCGGTCGAGGCCGAAGAAGTCGTGATGGCATTGAACACAGCAGACAGTTGCAGCGCATCAGTTGCGGAAGAACCGGTAGCGACGAGGGCGGTAGCACCATCACCGCAGATTGAAATCGTTGACAATGCAGAATTGCCGCTGCCCAAAACTCGTGACGGGATTGCCATGACTACTCCTTAGATTTAATGCCAACAATGCGTAGATCGCGCTGTGGCAAGTGGAAAAATGGTTCTTCAAACTGCACGTTTTGAAAACCTGCCTCGGCAAATAACGCACCGATTTCAGCTTTTGAGTAGCACCACTTATGCTGCATTGTATGCGGTTCTGCCATTCCGAACAATGCCCTACCGATCAAGTCATCATTCCGACAACCCGCGTTCCACAGAGCAATGATGTTATCGAGACACGGCATTTCGAGCGACAACTGACCGCCAGGCTTCAGCACCCGCAACCACTCAAGCAACGTTTGTTTAATGCGCGGGCGCTCAATATGTTCAAACAAGTGGATCGCTGAAATCTCGTCGGCATGGTTATCCGGCAAATCAAGTTTCGTTACATCCGAGATCAAGTCCTGATCGCCGACACAATCGACGTTGACCCATCCTGGCCAATGCCTATCACCTGCCCCTAGATTGAGGCGAATAGTGTGTTCCATTGCGCTCCGATCTGTTCGCGGGAATAGTGCATTCTGATATAGCGTTGGCCTTCGCGTACCAAAGCGTTCAATTCGTGCCTGTAAGCCTGGGAAAACTGAATTCCACCCTTGACTGGCCCAAGGTAACAAAAGTGTCTGAATTCCTTGTTTATAACAATCTTACTGCCTATTACAAAGCAACCCGCCATGATTGCATTGATCAGCCGATTGGGGCTTTTGTAGGTTTCCTCGGCATTTGGCAATAAAACAATGTTGCTTTCACGCAATAGCTGTTCTTGGGCGGCTGTAGACCACGGCACGCACTCAATCAGATCATTCGGCCCTGTGCAGTACGTCATATCGTACTTCTTGAGCATTGCGTGGTACGGCAAGATTTCTTTCAAATTGCTTTGATGCCCAAGCCACAAAAACTTGTTGCCGTCAGCGTGCGGTTGCCCTCTGTTTTCCCATGAATCGGGGATTACTTGGGCTTCCCTTTCCGCATAGATGCGAATTCGTCGCGCCATTTCCTGAGTCGGACACACAACTGCATGAGCTTCTCTAGCCATTGCTTCATATAATTCTCCTAACTTCGGATGCTTGAAATGGTCGTCGCATATATCGACCACCGTCTTAGCACCCCGAGCGTTAATTTGTCTTAAGACTTCAAGATCGTCAGGATGCGGCTTGGCAAACACCGATATATCCGCGCCCGTAGCATTAATCCGTGAATCGTCGTTGCAGTACGCAGAAGGTATCTGCGCCCTCAAACGATAGGATGCCATCTCAGCACCACCGCGATGCAACCAGGTTACGCTGCGAGCTTCCATGCGCTCCTTACCCGCAGGATCTCGGGTATCAACCCGTCGCCCCGCGCTTCGATTGTGATATCCGGCATAACAGTAAACACAAGTTGAAATTCGTTAGCTTGCTGCGCCATGGCCATGTTGCTGATGAACTTCTTGCGATGCGGTGCTTCGCCAACATAGATTTCAATCGTCTTGCCGGCTTTCTCGCCCGTGAACCGCTTAGTGCCATCCTCACGGATCGAGCTGTCATAACCGTACAGGATGAACTTGCGAAAGCCTAGCAGGTAGCCAAGGTTAATTGCCCGCAGGCCGGAAGTCGTCCCACCGCCCACAGCTAATCGTTTACCTATTGCTTCGCATTCAGCATCTTGCGACCATGAGTGCCATAGCAGCACGTTCTTGTCAGCAAGCCAATCAAACATCACCGGCGGGCAACGTGAGGCCACCATATAGACCGTGTGATCGTTCTTTTTCTGAATGCAATTAGTTCTGTCCCGTGGATCAAGATCGACCCACAAGTCAGGTTCTATGCCTTTGTCGCATAGGAAATCGTGTGCGCCTTTAATCGCGCAGATCGTCCTGCCCTGTTCGCGGTGCTGACGTATCTCGTCAACGAACTCAGGCATGGAAGGGCCGCTCCCTACCAACACAAGTGTACCGTCGTGTCGGGCGGGAGCGGGTTGTAACTCAGGAAGTCCCCGCGCAAGCGCAGAGCGGATGTACTCCGAATTTTCGTCAGGCGTACCTGCTGCCTGCACAGAGATTTCCAGTTTCTGCATTAAGTACCTGCGATGCCCGAAGCGATGTGCGGGTAGCCTGCAATACAGGTCACAGCAGTCGCGTTGGAAATCGAAGAAGTAGCTACCAGGCCAAACACCGCGCCACCCGAAACAACAGCGTCATCGAGCACGCCAGCAGTTGCGGTGGTGTAGAGCGGCACGTTCGGGGCAGCATTAGCAGCCAGGTTAACCAACACCTTGCCGCCAAGTTGCACCCAACCGTAATAGCCGGAAGCGATTGAGGTCTGAGCGAAACCAATACGCTTGCAAGTTGCTGCGAGCGTGGTGGTCAGCATCTGCGCCTTTTGGGTGTCATAGACTGCGACAGCCGCATAGGTAGAGATTTCAGACAGAGCCTGGACATAAACAGCTTGTCCACCATCGGAGGTGTTGACCACAGTACCGGTCGTGAATTGCGAAGTTGCATCCACGTTGGTCAGGGTACAACCCGCCACATTACTTACGCTGAAAGTAGGCATTTTATTTTCTCCTTAAGCAATCAGCACGCCGCAGAACTGCGGGCCGCTAGAGGTGAGGTTTCCAGCCCACCCGATTAATTTCACAATCGCGTCCTGGTTGACGGCCTGGCGTTCGCCACCGATAGGAACAAAGTTCCGATCAGCGTGCGGACGGAACATCAGGTACTTGGTGTTCAGGAAGAACATGTGGTTAGCGGTTGCAGAAGAACCGATACCACCATCAAGCACCACGTCCGAAGCCATACCAGCGCCGAAGTATTTCAGCGAGGCAAAGCCTGCACCGGCCATCGACGAACCGCTGTCGGTAATACGCTGAATCGATTGAAGCGATTGCAGGTACAAACGATAGTAGTTGTTGTCGGCCACGATCAGGTCAGGCTTGTCCGTACCCCGGATCAACTGAACCGCAACGCTGTCCATGTACTGCTGAATGTTGCTTGCAGTAACAGCAGCACCGCCGTTAGTCACGCCGGAATAAGACACCGAGCGCCAAAACGTCCAGGTCGCACGATCAATACCGCCGTAAGTACCGGTGGCCGGGCTATCAGGCACAGCAGCGCCCAAGCCGGTCAGGTTCTTACCTGCGTTACCCGTTCCGTCAAGGTACAGGTCGCCGCTGATACGGTTAGCGATCTGAGCCTCGGCAACAGCCATACGGCCATCGAGCAAGTCGATGATCGCTTCCTTGCCGCTGTTCTGAATCATCTCAAGGCCGCTGATCGAAACTGCCGAAGCGTACTGAGTGATCGAGAACTGCGCCGCAGAGATCGGGCTGTTTTGGGACACGTTCAACACTTCATAGCCGCTATAGCTGTTGGTGTTGTTGGTGGCCGTGTCGTTGTACATAATCTCTTGCAAGATCACGTTACCGCCGGAGAAGGTCTTAACGTTTCCACGTTCCTTC